AATCCTACCCCCGCAACCAAAATCATCAAATAAAACAGTAACTTAATGGCCGCCCGCTCGGAAGGCGTTCCGCGTTTCGCGCCCGTGTCAACACTGTGTCAACAGAGGCTCGGCGCCGCGTGTCAACGAATGGCGCCGACCCGAACCGTACTTCGCCTTACCGGAATTCGATCCCGCTAGGCCCGTGATACTGGCTAGTCATTACTGAAAAGGCTTTTTCCTGAGATTCCCGCGCGGTCAAAGAAGGCCTTGTTTCGAGCTTTCGCATCTTCAAGTAATGCATCCCATCCCATGAGTTCGATGGATCCTTTGAAACCCGCATCCGGCCTGTAGATGCGACCACGTCCATCCGCGGTCCGCTGCCATGTGTAAGTCCACTCATCCATGCGGCCTATGATGTCAGCCACGATGTAGCAGTAGAAGATGGTATTCTGGTTAAGCTTGATGGGTCGCCCCCGCACGTCCTTAAGCTTTCCGCTTTGGAGGCGCCGAACATATTTCTCGACCTGTTGCTGCGGATTTTCGTCTTCTGAGTAGTTATTGCGCCCCGGCCGTTTGAATTCGATTAACAGCACCTTAGAAGACCCTTCGGTCTGGCGCAGCCCGTGCACATAGTCGAATATCAAAACGTCTGACCGCTCTTTGCTGTCAAACTCATGCGCGAGTTTGTCGAACTCGATGTCGGAACTGAAATACTCCGCAAACGTAAGGCGTTCATCGATGATCCAGAGATCGTGTGAGCTTGATGCGCGAACTCGGCGGCCTTCGATTTCTTGGACGTTGTTCACGCGTACGGGGCAAATGAAGGAATGCAGGATATCTTCTCTTTGAAAGGAACTGTCGCTGGTGTCATCCCTGACCTTTTCAAGCAGGATCTCGATGAAATCCAATACCACTTTACGACGAACGACATATTCGGCCAAGCTGCGCTGCTCCGTATCTTCCAGCGCTTGGGTAGCTTCTGCAATTGTCGAAGTAAAAGTGTCTGCATCTGCCGACCCATCCTTCAAGCGTGACAAAACATGTCTGATTTTTTCAGCCTGTTTTTCGTCTCGTCGAAATCTCTCGCGGGAGAGGTGTCCGTAGATAGCATCTTTTTTGAGTTCGCCAGCTGGCACCTTCTCTTGAAGCTCGCCCGAATCGCCGAAAGCAACGGAGGGATAGGTCGCTGTAATATCTTCAATGATTTTGCGTTGATCGTTTTTGAGCTTCGCAAGTGGCGCGGCCAAGAATTTTTCGATGTGCGGGCTGCAGACTTCGTTGATGATCTTGTCGATGACCGCGTCGTCAAAGGTGAAAGCGGTACGTTCCTGATTGACATGCCTGTCCAGGTAATCGCCGGTCAGAATTGCATGGAATACGCGGTCACCATTTGCGCCAAAATACCTAAGCCCCAGCTTGCCGTCGATCACTTGGGAATGGACCGTCCGGTCATGGGCGATAAAGTGGACGAAATGCGAGCCCTTGAGATCGGAGCTTGCCACCTTATCGCATTCCATCAAAATCAGATGAAGTGTTCCGTAGTCCGTTGTCTCCAAGTCACTTTTGGTTTCACTGCGGTGGACGATATCGTTGATCGCTTCTGGGTATTGCCGGGTTTCTTTGCCGATGTGAACGCTAATGGAAGGAGACCGCCCCCCGATGAAAACGGGAAGAAAATGCGAGGTGAGATGCTGAAATATGAAGTTGTCTCGCCCTGGGAATTTTTCTTGGTACCCCTTTGCCCGCAATCCCTCGAATTTGACGTGGAACATAGTGTCGGTGGCATCCAGAGCCAGTTCGTCAGTTTCATCCTGAATTTGATCGTTTATAGCCAAGACGAACCTGAATTTTCGACGCTTGAAGTTGTCCCCGTCGCGATAGACGGACTCGATAGAGATCTTTTCAAAGCAGTCGAGCCACAGCAGCCGGCCAACACCCTTCCCGCCGATTTCAATTTTATTGTCGGTGTCCGTGGTCGTGAATGCATCCCAGTTTTTCTTGTCAAGGCCTACACCGTTATCTTCGACAGATGCCCAGACCTTGTTCTTGGCGCGATTGGTTGAGACCGTAACAACGACCTTTCCGTCACGGGCAACATTTTTGCCGAACCGCTCTTGAGTCGAGTGAATAGCATTGCTGACCGCTTCAAACAGCGGCTGCAACGCGCTTGCCGTGTTTGTCGGTTTTGGCAGGCGTTCGATCCGTTTGACAAGATTGGGTCGCAGGGAAGTCATTGGCGATATTACTTTTTGGTTATCCTTCATGAAGATCACGTAACAAGATATCGTTGCTGGTAGTCGAAGTCTATGCTCGTCACGCCGCTGCGGTCGCCACCCCATCGAGTCGTACCGCGACGCTGGTGACGCCATTCCCGGCATCCTCCACAGCAACGCCGACGGGAAACCGCCCCGTGCCTGGTACATCCACCTGCTTGGCGGTATCGTCCCAGGAGACGCGCGCGCCGACGGTCAGGACGGCTGCGCTGGCCTTGGGCAGTTGAAACACCCCGGTGGTTGCGATTTCAACGGGGTCGCCGGCCGCCGCGCCGTATGCGGCAATGCCGAAGATGCTACCGACAACCAACGCATCGCCCGAGGTGATGCCGCCCGTGGGCGCCGTTACCGTGACGACCTTTCCGGCCTGGATGTAGTTTTTCATGGGTTACAGTCCTTTCGAGGATTGGATGCGGACGACCGTGATGCGACCCGACGCGATCGCTATCTGTCGGTTGAGATCGGCGAGTGCGGCGGCCATCTCGCCGTCGGTGGCATAGGTGACGCGCTTGCCGTCATATTCGACGGTGCGGACACCCCGGTAGCGCGCGGCCATCAGGGCGTCCCGCCAGGCGGTGAGTTGCGCAAGGTCGGCCATCACGCCCCCGGGTTCATGTACCAGCCGCGGTGGTCAATGAAGCCGGCGCCGAAGTCCAGGATCACCCGGATTTCAACGCCGTCAACGTCCCAGCCCGAGCGGCTTTCGACCTGCGGACCTTCGGCGCCGGAGAGATAGGCAAACTCCAGCCCGTCGATTTCACTTGGGTCGGCGGTGACATACCAGCGCGTGCCGCTCGACAGCCGCGGCTCCACCACGAGCGAAAGCGACCCCGAAAACGGGTTCACATCCGCAGCCGTGGCCGGCGCAATCGAGGCCAGCCATTTCTCGGCCGTGGTCTCCAGCGCCGGCGGCACCAGCAGGTTGCGGGGTGTGGCGCGGATCGTCCGGTCCTCGATCCCCTTCTGGGTGCGCAGCGCCAGCCGTGCGGCCGACAGCGTCGCATCCGAGATCACCGCGCCCGTGGCGGCCTTGTTGCCGTGTTGCGCGTGGAACAGCGCCTTGCCGTCCGACATCAATGGGCCGTTGCCCGTGCCGGATTCCAGCAGCGTGACGAGGATGCGTGCCTCGGTTTCGGCCGCGGCCTGCCCCATGCGGCGGGCAAGGTCGGCGAAGGCGCCGAGATCATCGTTCACCAGCACCTGCCGGGTGATGCCGATTTTCCGGGCCCAGGTCTCGACCTTGTAGGCCTCGCGCGCCTCGGCCATGGTGCCGGCCTTGATCTCGCCATGCTCGTTCAGCTTCTCCAGAAGCGGCGCCTCACCCAGCATGATCTTGTTCACAGCGCGAAAGTCGCGTGCGGTGGTCTGGCGGCCAAGACGTCGAATGCCCGAGGGCGCGGCCTGATAGGCATCGCGCAGCACCCGGCCCACCGTGTCGCCAAGGATGATGGGAAAATCCGAGGTGGTGTGCAGCGCGCGGGTGACCAGACTTGCAGGCGAAAGCGCGAGGGTGGACTCACCGCGCAGTGTGAGCAGTTCCCTGGCCATGTCCACCGGCGTGGCATGGGCATAGCGGCGGGCGGGTTCGCTCAGCTCATGGCGCGGGTTGATCCGGGCATAGAGCGCCTCGCCCATCTGACAGGCGCGCAGTGCCGGGTCGTCGTGGCTTTCACCCATCTCCACGCGGACCTGTTCGGTGCGGACAGGGGGTGCAGAGCGGGCCGCCAGCGCCTCGAATGCGGCGCGGCGGGCGCTGTCGGGATCGGCATTCGCGTCGATCTGGCTGTCGATCCAGGACTGGTCCAGCCCGGCGATGCGGGCGATGGAACGGATCTCGGCATTTGCCTCGGCCCGGGTCTCGGTCTGCGGCGAGGTCTCGGCCGCCTCTTGCGTTTCTGTGTCAGGCATTTCTGTCTCCATGCGAATATGGGCGCCGGGGTCGGCCGGCGTCGGCACCAGGGAAATCTCGTGGGGTGTCCAGCGCACGGCTGTCAGCACGCGTGCGCCGTTCTCGGTGGACTCGGCCCATTCCTCGACCGAGTAGCCGACCGAGACATGGCGCAGGATGCCGGCCTGCACGTCCTGCCAGATCGGCTCGACCTCGGGCCTGGCCGAGAACTGGATGACCGCCGTGCCACGCTTGCCATCGACGGCGGCGCTGCGGACCGAGCCCAGCACGTCACGCACCGCGCTCTGGCGATGCGCGTCGAGAACGGACGCCCCCTCAAGGCGCGACAGGTCCACCGCCTCGGGTGCGAGGCTCAGCCGTTCGATGTATTGCCCGTCCATGTCCCGGCGGCGCACCGGCGCACCGGTGGACCAGATCACTTCGACGGTCCGGGCCTCGGCGTCGGCGGTAGCGGGCGCCAGCGTGGCACGGCGGGTGAGAAGCTCGATGGTATCAGCCATTGGGGATATCCTGTGGTTGTGGCGCGCTTGCCGGGCCGAAGCTGAGCCCCAGCCCATCTGCGCGGTCCTTGTCGGCGGCGATCTCGCCATCCACCTGTTCGGCGTCGTAACCGCGCTCGGAAATTGCCTGGGAGCGGCTCTTGAGCCCAGCGCCGATTGCCATGATCTCGGCCTGCACGTCCTTCACCGGATCGACATAGTCGAACTTCGGCGGCAGCCAGGCACAGCCGAGGTAGGCTGCCGGGTTCCGGTCGAAATCCCGCGCGGGCAACTCACCCGTCAGGACCGCCAGGCGCACGAACCGCTCCCACACGGGGCGGCAAAACAGGTGCACGACCACGTTGTGCTGCAACTGCTCGACCCGGCGGCGGAACTCGATCAGCCCAGCGCGGATCGAGGAATAGGTCACACCCTCCAGATCGCCGGATACCAGCTCGTAGGGCAGGCCCAGCCCGGCGGCGATGGCGCGCAGGTGGTTCTTCACGAAGGGCGCATAGGCATCGTGCTCGGTCGGGTTCGAGAAACGGATGTCGGTGCCGGGCGGCAGCGGGATCAGGCTGCCGGGCTCCATGCCGACAGTCAGTGCGCCATTGGTGTTCGTGCCGGAAAACCCGCCTGCGGTGCCGTCGGGATCGGTGATGAATCCGGTGAACAGGGCTGCCACCTTGGCCTTGACCAGTGCTGCATCCTCGAACTGGTCGAGTTCGTGCAGCCGCAGCAGCACCGGTGCGAGCCAGGTGATGCCCCGGAGCTGGCCGGCGGTGAGTGGCTTGAACAGGTGCAGGCAATCGGCGGCAGGGACACGGATCGGGTCTGTGCGGTATGACCTCAGCGGATCGCCCGGTCGGGAGGGCAGCACATGGTAGGCGACCCGGCGGCCGGCAGCATCGAACTCGATACCTGCCCGAATCCGCGCCCCACTGCCGATCAGAGCCGGCCCGATGAACCTGAACAGTTGAGATAAGTGGATTGTCTGCTCCCAATTCGGCAGGATTGCCGGGAAAGGAGCGAAGAAGATGACGAGACGACCGAGACGGAACCACAGC